TCACAGTGGTATCCTGCGTGTTCCCAGAAGGATTTGGCCCGATCTCTGGCCGGGGCATCATACACATCAAATTCATGCTGCTCGAATTCTTTGTACATTAGACAAATGCCCCTTTTGGTTTTCAACGTAGGCTACATCAAAGCCACGCTGCCATTCCTTGTGGTTCAGAGATCCACTCGAGAATGGTGAGTTAAAAACACCTTTGTGGAATGCTTCGATCCCTTTGTTAAAGGCTCTTGTTAGTGTTGGGTTGCTCATAACCTACCTCGTTTTTAGTAAGTCCCTGCGTATTCTGATCCAACTCTTGTTCTAGTTCTGCGTAACCACCGATATGCCTACCATCTGGGGAGAAGATCTGCGGTACGGTGGTTAAGTCAGCCTTCAGCATAAGAGACAGAAGCCACTTACTGCTTGCCGATTGTACGTTGTACTCGGTGTAAGGCTTGTTCTGTGACCGGAGTATAGCTTTAGCCCGGTCACAGAAGTTACATTGGTTTCTTGAGACGACGACGTACATTATCGAATAGGGCATGCGCCAGTGGCACAGTCCGCTTCCTCAAGCTCTAGAAGGCTATTACCCGCATCCAGATCAACTGGCAGTAGTGTAGAAGCATAGGCAGTATATTCCTCTTGCGTCACTACTTCCTGCGGAAGGTAATCATAACCTAAGTCCTTTGCAGTCTTTGTCGGGTCATTGCGATAGATGAAAGACACACCAACATAGCTGTCCCAGTTATCCATAATCCACTCGATGATGGCCGGTATCTCGGTGGTGTCGTAGGAGATGGTGACTGAACAATTGTGATCGACGTAGTTATCCATCATCATCTTGTATCGATCTAGTTGCTCTACTGCGCTCTCTATATTTACGAACTTACCATCGATCTCAGTGAACTTAACGTCCTCATATGCCACCGGGAAGGTAGCCAATACACTATCAACTTCACCGGGCTTATCGATGACTGTGTAGTTTGCTGAACGAAGCATAGGCACTAGAGGATCATGCTTAGAGAATGTGATGTTGTTAAACAGATACTTTCCTAGTGGGCGGTGTACCCCCTCGGTGGTATCAAATATCTTACTCAGGCTTCCGCTTGGCTTAACTGTTGTCACATTCTGTGGCCGAGGTAGGCGTAATGTATCTGCCATATTATTGGCACCCCGCTTGGCCCATGAGCGAAGGTTCTGGAGGCGGTTAGGGGACTCTGGACCATAGAAGTCTAAGAACTTAACTATGCCTGTCAGGCCTACACCACATAGACGTAGGAACTCGTTCAGCTCATGCCAAGATCTCTGCAACACGCCGTCGTCTAGGTTAACACACGTTTGTCTATAGTTAGCACGACTAATGATCCATATAGCCCGGTCTAAGTTTTCGGCCTCGCCAAGGAATTTACCTAGATCTACCTCTACTAGGTTGCAAAAACTCTTATTTCCGAGCAGAATTTCAAAACACGGGTTTCCGCCTTTAAAATAAGGGGCACGGCGCTTTGCTGACTCCGCATTTACGAAGCCCGGTTCGCTCCCGCCAGCCTCAACCATACGATCAAATATGTAAGACAACTCCCACTTTGTGGGCTTGCTATGGAACATGATAGAGTTGTTGGATTGCTGGCGGTGGTTACGGCCTTCCCAGAAGTTCTTCTTCGCTACAATGAACTCATCGATCTCTGGATCTTGCATAGGCATCAAAGCAATCTCGGCAGACCGTCGAGAGGACAATGTAGTGCCGAGGTGGTTTAGCAAGTCCAACACATCAATACGGGTGAGTAACTTACCGGCCCGTTCATTGAGTAGGTCACAGATATTCTTAAATGCAATAGAGATGGTCTCATCACCAGAGCTTATCCACCCATAACCCTTGAGACGCTCACCCGCTGGGCGGATTTCCGAGAAGTCTAGGATTAGCTTATCAATAGGTTTCTTTAGGGCTAGGATCTTGCCTACAGACTTGGCCCAAGCCTCGGCACTATCACCGATCTTGATATGAGTAATCTTATTACCGTCGTCATCAATGAAGGTGCGTTCTTGGTTGTCTGGAAAACCCTTATCCGTCCGAGTGGAGCGGATAATTTCCACCTCAACAGGTTTAGCAAAACCATTAAGTGTGCCTCGAACTGGCTCAAAGCCCACACCACAGCCCTGTAGAAGCAGCCAGAACTGATCCACAATGTCGTGGACCGTCTCAGACCTACCAAAGCTACAATTGAATTGAGAAGCCTCACGGGTCTTGGCTACGTCTGTACCGCCTAACCATAGTGTACGGCCAGATACAGTGGCCTTACGGTCTTCCATGAGTTCACGAAGCTCTTCCAGTTCGCTCAACTCTTCCTCAGTAAGCTCAGAGCCTTTTGCCCTTTCCCACAGCCACTGTTGATGGTGTATCACACGAGCCACAGTCTGGGTCCATGTCTCAAATACAGTTCCCTCATCGTTTAGAGGACGGTTGTATGTGCGGCGAGTGACCATGTTTGCTCGTGCGGAAAATTGTCTCTTGTTATCCATTCCTGATCCCCTGTTACCGATTGTCGCCGGAGCCGCCGAGGACGCCCCGTGCCATACGGCTATTTAATTTGTCTAGATTTTGCTGGGCTATTGTTTCCATACCGATACCCAAGTCGGTGCATAAAGCGGCGATGTACCAGAGTACGTCACCCACCTCGTGTGAGATTGCCTCACGTTGTGTGGGATCGAAGTGCCCGTTGTTATCACGCAAGACCTTCTTGACCTTGCCAGCTACCTCACCGGCCTCAGAGAACAGGCCGAGGGCTGGGTACAGGATTACATCTGCGTCGTTGTAGATTGCGGTCTTAGAGGCCTGTGTCTGATAATCCTCAAACTTCATCGGATTTGCCCCCGATAGTCTCAATGATTTGATTGATGTACCATTTGGCCTTCTTCAAATCCTCGATTGCATTGCCCTTGTAGGCGTGACGCCAGAGGTATTTCTGTGCATTGCCGTGGCAGTAGGATACAAATCCCTCTTCGCCTAATGCGTGATAGATGGCCTCGATGCACTCGATGCCACTCTGGTTATAGTGGGGTGGGGAATTGACCATGTCAGATTGATCTCCCCCAGTTAGAGTAAGACCTGATAAGTCTAGTGTGTGCCCATTTGCTTCCATGTTGTTGCCTCAGTTCAGTTTGTTCTTGTTGAATGGGATGATCTTTTTGTCTGCCCGTGCCTCAAGCAGTTCTTCGTCCGGCTCGAATACCCACTCTTCCTCTTCTTCACTCTCTTGGAGATTTCGAAGCATCTTTCCAACGAGAGCAAAGTGTTCCATTGAAGTGTTGAGAGACAGGTTCAGGCCGTTTAGCATGTCGATGAAGTAGAGTGCCTTTTCTTCATCAAAGTCTTCAGAGAGGCTGTGCCCGTAGGCCACCTCTATTTCGTCCTCGTCCAATATTCTGAGACGTAGGAGTAGGGTGTTTTCCTCTAGGTCTGGGAAATTATCCATGTTGGCCCTTCATCATCTTAAAGAAATATTCAGCATCAATTACAGCGAGAGGTTTCTTTCTATCCCCCTTGATAATTGCTACGGGTTCTGCCCCCTTAGGTGCGTTTGCCTCTGCTTGTTCCATCACCTTGTAGATGGCGAAACTCTTGAAGGACTTGCACTCGATAGAGAGAGGTAGAAGGCGTCTGGCGGCAGGGCTAAGAACTATATCCTCACCGCCAGCACCCATTGATGTGGAGATAACATCCAGTGGCTCGAGCTTGGGAAAGGTCTCGTAGATCTTATCCCTCACCCACTGTTGGTGCTTTCTCCCTTTGGCCTTCGCAGAGCTAGTCTTGATTGCCATCGAGGACTTCACCTTCGTATTCAGTGTACCAGTAGTGTCTGGGGTTTTTGGCCTGAGACAGTGTCTGGGGAAGATGCTTGGCGTGTGGCCAGCATGATCCTAGATACGAACAGAACCCACACTGAGAAGGCAGACGCTTTGATCCAGTAGGCTGCTTACGAAACGTCTCGTCCTCTGGCTCGAAGCACCGCTTGAACTCACCGTCGATGTTCTCAATCTTGTCTTTGATCGAGTCCACGACTTGCTCTTGCCTAACCTCATTCTGAGGACACTCGACGAACTTCACATGGCCGGATGATTTATCCACCACAATCCATCCACCGGGCTGCTTCTGTTGGGCCATAGAGTAGACGTACAACTGGTTCACATAACCAAAGTCGTCACTTTTATCTAAACCCTCAAAGCCGTTGCTCCACTTGTGAGAGAAGGCCCACGGACTGGCTGACTTTGTGTCCCAGACCTTGTCGTCAATATCGATATCGGACTCGCCCTTGATGGACGTGCCTTCGATCTCCAACGTGACCTTATCTTTACCGCCTGTGATGTTGAACTTGGCGGCACGAAGTAACACTTCGATGATACATTCAATAGCATCACCGTGCATCATTCGTATTATGTGGTTGTAAGGCATCCGTGTCTTAGGCTTGCCCATCTTCTCCATCTGTAGCTGACAGAGAGGGCGGCCAGTGTTAGAACCCCGGATACGAAATGATGGCTCTGGCTCACGCAATAGCTGCTTTGCCATAGCCTCTTTCCACATCTCACCAGCGTCGTCGATGATCTTGAGGATCTCCTCCTTATTTTGGAGAAGATCTTCGTTGTCGTTGTTCGATAACCGCTCGGCAAATTGCTGGAACTTAACCTCGTGAGGGTGTTCCATTAAACGTGATCGTCTTCGAGATCAGCGTCCAAGGCATTCATAGCTTCCATATCGATTGAGTCCATACCACCCAGAGAAGCATTGTACTTCTGCTTGATCTTGTCATTGTCTGACGAAATCATCTCAGCAAAGCGCAACATGGTCTGGTAGGTATCATCGTCCAGAGGCACAGGATTTAGTAGATCTGGCTCATAGTCGAAGGTATAGTATACCACAGATCCCATCTCCTGTTCAATGGATTTCACCGTCACCCAGAAGTCTTTAAAGTCACGGCCAGAGATCTTCTTGATCACCTGATCCTCGAAGGTCATGTAGTTGCCCCGCTTGTTCATCAGGATCATAGGCTGGTTCTCAATGACCACCTCTTCACCCTCTGCGGTAACACCCTTGTAGGATACTAGACCACGAAGCTGGCGGAATAGGTTGATGGTAGAGAACTTAGCCTTCTCTTCCTTACCCCAGTCTGCCATCTGCTTTGATGTAGGCTTACCACAGCGAATGGTACCTAGTTCATCAATAGGCTCCATAGAGAACCGTGGGATCATAATGGTACGGTTACGAGGCCGCATCTCCTCTTCATCGAAGTCGATCCACTGAAAGACTTGGGATAGAACCCGGATCTTCACCTCTTCGGCGTAGACCTCTTTTTCTAATCCTTTGACGTAGAACATACCGATCTTGTCTTTGATCGAGCGGCCTTCTTTGTCCTTGCGCTGATAGTTGATTTTTAACTCAGGTAGACGGTTGGACGGCGCACGATCACCGCCGCCGATTGGGGCATCATTTAGACCCAGAATTGCGTTAAGTTTTGCCATCTCTGCGGCGTTTGACACTGCTAAATCACCCATAGTGATCTCCTCTTAGTTTAGACCTGTAATGTAGAATAGTAGAGTGCGTCAGTCAACACTTAGTTCGTGTTGATCCATCCAATTTGTTCCAACAGAACCTTCAATATCGAGAGGCAGAACTGCTTCATAATTGAAGCGATCTTTCATCTCATCAGTGACGCCTGTCATAGCCCACTTCAGTGCTTGATTTACTGCATCCAGTTCGTCTGGGTGTATGTCCACGACGATGCTGTCATGGACTGTGAGGACTAGCTTAGACTTGAGATTTAGCTCCCTGAACTTACGAAGCGCACGAACACATGCCAGAGGGACTTGATCCGCCGTCGCAAAGCTCTGAACTGGAAAGTTAACCAACTGCGTGTGGTTAGTGACTCTTCCTGACCGAGTCCGTTTAGCTCCGGGGAATGCAAACTGGCGGCCAGACGGCGTTTGTACAAAGCCTCGTCTGAGTACCTGATCCCCCAGTTCTGTGTGCCATCTTTTGAGTCC